ATACGAGGAGCCCCTATTTGTTTATTTTTAAAACCAGAATGAAAAACCCTATAAAAATAAGATTCTGGTATTGAAAAGTCAAAACGACAGTATTGGCCAATTGTATGGCTTAACCTGTGTCTTTAGCGGCGTCATTATCTTGCCGCACAAATAAAGGAAATAAATGGAATACTAATTCGTAACCATTCAAATGCGATTTAATTGATGTAATCAACATCACGAAGATGTCAACCTGTCTGACAAGCAGGAAAACATACTTACGTTACTAAAGCCTTTGGTAAATAAGGTAGAACCTATATTACCATCGTAGTCCTCGGCCTAGTCATTCTGGCCCCATCAGTGAAAGCGAATGACCCCCAAAACCGCCCGGGGCACCTTTGTGTGCCACGGGGAGCCGTAGACTCGCGGAAGTTTGTCCATGAAGTAGAGAGCTTGCTCTCTGTGGGAACTTTGGAAAGGTCCTATGACCGGAGTAAAACGCGTGTCGATTTGTGAACACCTCAACCCAAACTTTTTGGGCTTGAATTGTTCACTGCGGCTGGTATCTTTTCTATTATGAATAACCAGCACAGTGAAATTCGAGCTTTTAACGACAAAACTAGTCGTCGTAACAATTACAATAAGAAGAAGGAAAATAAGCGTTGTGCCGCCAAGAAGCGGGCGATTGCCTTAAAAGAGAAGGAACAAAGGAAGGAAGAGAGTCAAAGGAAATTGGACTCTCAGGGAGGATTTTTGCCAACCCAAAGGGATTTGTTGGCATACTTACCGGGTGTAGCCGGCATTGACACTGATCGTATTGTGTCAGAGATTGAAAATGTGACAGCTTTGTACACGAGCCTGCGAGAGGCTCAATCATCTTTACAAGCTGCTTCTATCATCTTTCTATATCTCAAAACGCACTGTTCTGGAAGTGTTTTGAACCAAGCAGTCGAATTTATTCGTACTGAATGTGATTTCAACCTTCTGGATACTCAAGACAGTGAAGCCCCAGAGTGGCTTCAGCTAATCAAGCGATTGAAAAGCGACTGGCTTGCAGTGTCGCACAATAAAGCTTTTAAGAAGATTTCAACTCTATTAAGCATGAGTGCAGCAATGGGTCTTTGTGACCTGTCGAACATGAAGTTCGACATTAACGGAATTCGAGTTTTTTCCGTTCCAGCCTACAAACAACATGTCAATGCATCCGATTTTTTCGGTGCTATTTTTGACACTTTCACCTACTTCATTGAAGGAGGATATAAATGTTTTAAGGAAGGATCACTCACTCCGTTTATTTTCTCGGGAGATGAAGCAATGCAATTTGAGCAGGATTATTTTGAAATGCTCGATCTCGCTCCCTTTATGAAGGCTGGGAACCTTCTAACCAAGAAAAACATCACTGAAAACGATTTCGATTTCAAATTGAACAAAATCATTGATAAAGCAGATGCTCTTTACAAGGCTTCTGAAGGAACTTGGGAGAAAAAAGTCTTATTTGATCGACTTACCCAACTCCGCAAAATTCGCGCGGAGTTCATTTCTGTCCGTGTTGACGGAAAATTGCGTGAAGCACCCTTTGCAATTTATATCGAGGGTCCTTCTGGTGTAGGAAAATCGTCCGTATCTGCCATTTTGATGCGTGTCGTGCTTCTTGCCAACGGCTTTGATGCAAGTGATGAGCGTTTGATTACGCTCAATGAAGCTGACAAGTATATGTCCACTTACAGATCACATATTAATGGAATTTTCATTGATGATCTTGGAAATACTCAAGCTGCTTTCGTCGAGAAATCACCCGTGGAAAAGGTGATTGAAATGGTTAACAATGTCCCTGCTTATGCAAACATGGCCGAAGCCGATTTGAAGGGAAAAGTATCTATTGAACCTCATTGTCTTGTAGGAACATCGAACATTCCCATTGACGTTATCGCTCGTCAATATTCTAATGAGGCGTACTCTATCGACAGAAGATTTCCAGTTCAGTTGTATGTAACTGTGAAGGAAGAATTTGCCATGGAAGACGGTCGTCTCGACTCGTCAAAGGTCCATGCGCATTATCCTGATGGCATTCCGCCTGTCCCCGATCTCTGGAATATCGAAGTTTTCGAGCCATTCTTTGATGCTCGAAATTCCAATCGTCGATCAAAAGGAATCTTCAGCATTATGCAAGTTATTAAATTATGCAAGAAGATGTCCCGTACACACTTTAAGAACCAAAAAGACGTTGTCACTTTTGCTTCCAATTTGGATGAAAAGCTTGATTTTTGTGACCGTTGCCATTTACCTGGTTGCATGTGTAAGTGTGAAAAGGAGCTCGACAATCAAATGTTTGAGCAATCCACGGAATATGTCCGGAACCTTGTCCATAGAGTCCAGGAGTTTGATTCTCCTTGGTTGCGTTGGACTAATTATGTTCCCGACTATCTTTTTGATAACCATGGCGTCGATGCCTTTTTGGCTTTCCTTAATCGACACAATATCTACTACGAGACACTTGAGTCTTGTAGAGCCTGGAAAGGATCACTGATCCTGGGATTGATCTCATTGATGTGGAGTGCTTTTCTCTCCGTATTCATTGTGTTCGGCTCGAGCTTCCTATATGCTCGCCAATTATATCGTACCAAATCCCGCATTATCCGACAGTTGCGTGATGCCAATGGAGCAATGCCAGAAATTTTCAAGCGAATTCGTGACAATCATGTTGCGACTATCGCTGTTACTGGTTCCATTTTGGGTGTCCTATACGTTGCGATACGAGCTTATCGTCATGCTCGATTGCTAGGTGTCCAAGCCGGTTTGGACCCCAAAACTGCGGAAGAAGTCGCTGAGCGCGACTCTGAAGTGAATCCTTGGGCTGGAGTTGAGGTTACCATTCCTCACTCCACTGTGCAATCACAGACATGTTCTCACGACGAATTGTGTGCGAGTACATTCAAGAACCTACATTACTGTAGTTTGGAAGACTCTAAAACACGTCGTTTCTGTGATGCTTTCTTTTGGAAATCGAATCTTGCTATATTGCCCTCACACATGATTAGTGAGAATGAAATCGTTGGCACCTTCTGGCGTCGAGCCGAAGGAACCAATGGAGCATATTTCAAATCTAATTTGAGCTCCCGTTTCTCATACAAGATTCCCGGTACTGATTACACTGCATTTTGGGTCCCTAACACGTGGAGTGTGAAGGACATGACCCCATTTATTGCGCAGGAAGTGTACAATCATTCTGTACCAACAACTATGGTGTATAAGACTTTACAGGGTGAACGCAAGGATTTCAAATTCCGTGCCAATCCTGGAACAGTCTGTACCAAAGCTGCAACTTTTAAGGGATATAATTATATCTTGCAACAAGAAACATTCAATGGTTTGTGCATGGCAGCACTAGTTTCCAATTCCGTTAAGAAACAAATCCTTGGTTTCCACTTAGGTGGATTAGGAACTGAAGGCGGAGCTGGAGCCATTACTGTTGATATGTTGAATGCAGCTGAGGCTGCCCTCCGTCAGCGTGAGGGCATTCTCGTGGCAAAAAGTCAGGGAACTGTCCTGACGAACCAGTATGGGGAAGAATTCTATCAAGGACCACAAATCCACGATAAAAGCCCTACTAGGTTTTTGCCTGAAGGAACGAACATTGACGTATTCGGTAGTGTGACTGGTCGAG